CGCTGGAGCAGATCAAGGTGCTGCAATATGCGCCGACGGTCTTTGCCGGGCAGTATGGGCAGAACCCGGTTGTTGCCGGGGGCAATCTGTTCAAGACGGAATGGCTGCGCGAGTACGACGATCTGCCGCCGCTGAAATGGCGCGCGATCTATGTCGACACGGCGCAGAAGACGAAAGAGCGGAACGACTACACGGTCTTTGAGCATTGGGGCGCAAGCCTGGATGGCAAGGCGGTGCTGATCGAGTTGGTGCGCGGTCGCTTCGAGGCCCCAGAGCTTGAGACCACGTCACTGACGCTCTGGAACAGCGCCAAGCAGATGAATGCCGAGAAACACGGCCACCTGCGCAAGATGGTCGTGGAAGACAAGGTTTCGGGTACGGGCCTTATCCAGGCACTGAAGCGTAAGGCAATCCCGGTGGTCGCTTTGCAGCGCGACAAAGACAAATACACCCGCGCGCTGGACGTGGTGCCGTCGGTGGCTACTGGCCTCGTGTTGGTGCCAAAGTCGGCGCCGTGGAAGTCCGCTTTCGTGTCGGAATATGCAGCGTTCCCCGATGGATCGTTTGACGACCAGATCGACCCGTTCATGGACGCCGTGACCGAGATGTGCGGTGGCGGCACTTACACTCTCGCAAACGTCGGATAACCCATGCCCTGCAGTTCATGTGAAAAGCGCCGGCAGATGCTTGCCGAAGCCAATAAGCGTGAAGGCCTCAAGGGCGTGATCAAGGAACTGCCGGCCATCGTTCGGGACACCGTGAAGAACCCGCCAAACATCAGGAAGCGCAAATGGGTGAAGTGATACCAATGAGGACGAATGACAGCCTGCGGTCTGTCGTCTCCGGCCTTGGCGATCCGATGCGCGACAAGATGGCGCTGACGACCTACGGGTTCCAGATGCTGGATGAAGTCCAGATCGCCAACATCTACCGGTCCAACTGGATGGGGCGCAAGGCGGTCGATATCCCTGCGCTGGACGCTGTTCGCAAGGGCAGGGACTGGCAGGCGTCGCAGGAGCAGATCGAGCTCATCGAGGCTGAGCAGAATCGTCTCGGGTTCTGGAAGAAGCTGCTTGAGGTGCTGATCAAGGCGCGGCTCTGGGGTGGCGCTGCGCTGTATATCGGGACCGGTGACAATGATCTGGCTTCGCCTTTGGCCCCTGAGCGAATCAAGAAGGGTGGCGTTCGGTATCTGACGGTTCTCGGCCGTCGCGATCTGGCAGCCGGTGAGATAGATCAGGACGTCATGTCCGAGTTCTATGGCAAGCCCGCCTATTACGAGGTGACTGGCGCCAACTCTCTGGTTCGCATTCATCCGTCGCGCTTCTCCATCTTCGTCGGGGCTGCGCAGGCTGATGCATTCCTGAACGGCGGCATCAATCAGGGCTGGGGCGATAGCGTTCTGGAGGCCATGTATGCGGCGATGAAGAACGCCGATGCGACGGCTGCAAACATCGCGTCTCTGGTCTTTGAGGCCAACGTGGACGTGTTCCGCATACCCGATTTCATGGCCAGCCTTGCTGATCCGACATATGCCCAGCGCTTGCTTGACCGGTTCATGCTGGCGGCCACGGCAAAGGGTATCAACCGTTCACTGATCCTCGACAAAGACGAGGAATACGAGCGCAAGACGATATCCTTCGCCACTCTGCCGGACGTCATGCAACAGTTCATCCAGCAGTTCTGCGGCGCTGCTGACATCCCGATGACGCGGTTCCTCGGCACGGCGCCCTCGGGGCTTGGCTCTAACGGCGATCACAGCATGGCCAACTACCATGACCGGATTGCATCGGTGCAGTCTCTGGAACTCACCCCGGCGCTCTACCGGCTGGATGAATGCCTGATCCGCTCTGCTCTCGGCTCTCGCCCGCCGGAAATCTTTTACACATGGGCTCCGCTGGAGCAGATGAGCGAGAAGGAACAGGCTGAAATCGGCAAGATGAACGCCGAGACGGCTGAAATTCTCGGTCGCACTGGCTTCTTTACGTCATCCGAGCTTCGTACCGTCGTCGGCAATCAGCTTGTTGAGAGCGGCTTCTATCCGGGCCTTGACCAGGCGATGGAAGAGACCGGCGAAGACTTCGATCTGGGGCAGGGTGATGACGACACCGGCACCACAGAAGGAGACCAGAATCGGCAGGCAGCGAACGACGCAGCACCGCGCACGCTGTATGTTTCACGAAAGGTCACGAACGCTGCTGAGATCATCGCATGGGCGAAAGAGCAGGGGTTTAAAGACATCGTTCGGCCAAGCGAGCTGCATGTCACCATCGCCTACAGCCGCACGCCGGTTGACTGGATGAAGATGGGCGAGAACTGGTCGGATAACGGTAAGGGTGGGCTGACCATTCCACCCGGTGGACCGCGTCTCATGGAAGCCTTCGGGCAGACCGGTGAAGCCAAGGTGCTGATCTTCTCCTCAAGCGCTCTGTCGTGGCGCCACGAGGACATGAAGCGGAACGGGGCGTCTTGGGATCATGACGAGTACCAGCCGCATCTGACGATCAGCTATGACCCGGATGCGCCGGATCTAGACAAGGTCGAGCCGTACCGCGGCAAGATCGAGCTGGGCCCAGAGATATTCGAAGAGGTCAAGGAGGACTGATGCTCCGCTACTCCATGTTGAAACTCGGCAAGCAGGCGGGGCGTCAAGCCGGAACATCATCGGCTCTGCCAACGATTGAACCGAGGCTTTCGACCGAGAGGGAATACTACTCGGCGCTTCGGTCCATGTTGACCCAGATAGCCACAGAGACGCGCGAAAGCATCATTCCGCTCTACCAGTCGGAACTGCAGCAGAAACGCGCCACCAACGCTCTGCTGGCGGATGCTGACCAGTCTTGGTTCAGCCGGGTCCAAATGCTTGCTGTGTCGCTGGCCCGGAACGCATCCAACACCGTGAACCGCATCCTCGATCTTGAGGCCCAGCGGCATACATCGACCTTTATTGAAACAGCCCGCCGCGCTCTGGGTGTGAACCTCGCCGCGGTGGTGCAGCAAGAAGACTTGGCCGACTATCTGACCACGGCTGCCGCTCGTAACGTCTCGCTGATCTCTGGATTGGCAGACGACACGATCAAACGCATCCAGCAGACGGTCTACCAGAACAGCATCGCCGGTAACTCGGTAACGACGCTGCGCAAGGCGCTACAGAACGACTTCGGGATATCTGACCGGCGGGCAAAGCTGATCGCCCGTGACCAGACGGCCAAGCTGAATAGCGACCTCAACCGCATCCGGCAGGAGCAGGCAGGGGTCACGTCCTATACCTGGACCACAAGTCACGACGAGCGCGTGAGAGAGCGTCACAGGCAGATTGACGGTAAAGTCTACAAGTGGGGACAGGCGACGGGGGCTGAAGGCGGGTTGCCACCGGGCCAGCCAATCAACTGCCGGTGCATCGCGCGCGGTGTGGTGGAGTTTTAATCCGGCAGGAACTTCTTGACGTCCTCGGGAACGTCGATCGGCATGGCTTCCATGTCATCAGGCCCGAGATAGACGATTTCAGTGGTTTCGACAGCAGCACGCAGCGCTCTGACCTCCATGGTCAGCGCTTCGATCTTGACGCTCTGGTCAAGGATCAGCGTTCGAAGCTCTCGGAATTGCTTGTCGTCCATGCCGCGATCTAACCCGATACAGGGGAACAAGTCCAATGCAATTCACTGACGCTGTAACAGTGTCCGGCACTCGTCGAACGGCCGACGGGTATCTTATTGCCGAAGCCAAGTCGGTACGAACCGGCATCCAGCTTTATTCCGGCGATGAGGTCGGCAAGCCAGAGATGCCGATTGTGCGGGTATACCGCCCCGCCGATCAGGTCTTTGCCGACGCCAGCCTTCAAAGCTTCACTCACGCACCGGTGACAATGAACCACCCCGATGAGGCGGTGACGGCGGCGAACTGGAAAGACCTGGCCATTGGCGAGGTCAGCACGGCTGCCAAAAAGGATGGTGAGTGGGTCCACCTGCCGCTGATCCTTAAGGACGCCAAGGCCATTGCAGAGGTTGAGGAGGGCAAGCGAGAGCTTTCCGCCGGGTACACCTGCGAATTGGTCTGGGGCGATGGCGTAACGCCAGACGGGCAGCAGTTCGACGCCACTCAGACCAACATCAAGATCAACCATCTCGCCGTGGTGACACGCGCTCGGGCTGGTTCTCAAG